TCAAAACACATTTAGAACGCCCATTAATACGCCGTAAAGTAGTGCTAAAACTATGATGATGAGCACCACCAAGCAGAACGTACCGAGACAGCAGCCAGTTTGTTTTTTGTTTTCTTGCATCATCCAACTTTGTTATTTTGTATTATACTTAATAATGTATTAATCTGTTTGTCTTTTTGTTCTATCTGACTATCTTTTGCCTCAACCAATGCGAGCAAGCGGTTAAGGGTATCAGTATCATTTACTGGGCTATTATTAATATTAGAGCCGCTATTTATTTGGTATTTGATACTATCTTTTTCGTCTAAGAACATATCACCAACGCCCCTTACAAGCCATTCCATACTTATACGAGGTGACGAAATTTCGCCAATTTTGGCTATCACATCAAAGCCGGGCGAAGTTTCAGACGGCCCGACTATGCTATTAATGGTGGTACGTTTGATATATGTGCCCTTTGCCATAGCGGTAGCATTTCCACCGTAAACAGTATCTAATACCGCTTTTATACGCTGATTTATAGTTGCAAACATACGACTTACTTAATAATTGTTAATAAATGACGATTTTTCGCCTTAATATTTTGTGGCGACGATATTTCGCCGTATCTTTGCACTCGAAATAAGTAAGTAACTAACCTTACGAGTACAAGAAAGGCTGTCGGACATTTTGCCCAACATACCATAAACCCAACTGCAAATATACGGCAGTTTTTCTTTTTCTCCAAAGGTATAAGTAACTAAGTAAGTAATTTTAATAAAATTTATACTTTTATGGCAGACGAAACAGGAAAAGCAATCAAATTGACACGTGACGATTTGCGGTCAATTGACGTAGGAAAGACGAAAACGTTTTACCTACCTGATGCGAAAGCGTGCGACAACGGCAAGGCTTTGACGTATCAGTTTCAAAATTTGATGGGCTGCAAGTTCAGCGTTAAAACGGACTATACAGCCAATACACTAACCATCACACGTAACGCTATATGATTATCACCAAACCAGAAGTAGAGCCAGACGGTTTGTATAATCAGGGACAAGCAGCCAAAGCGTTGCACGTGGATCGGCACACCGTCGCCCGGTACGCTAACGATGGGCTTATTAAGTTCAGAGTTAGAAAAGCCGGAAAAGGCTTAATCACTACGGGGGCGGAAATAATCAAGTGTTGGAAATCAATGTATCTTTAAAAATTAAGCCGTATGAAAAAAGTAATGAAGAATTGGCGTTATTGGCTAATGATGGCTATTGCCTTTATCGCTTTTTTTAATCTGATTGGGATGCCACACAATGATAACCCCAACTATTGGGAGTTAGTGATCTATTCCAAGTTTACAGCCGTAGCACTCGCATATATCGACATACGTTTATACGTATGGTTCGCAAAGCACAGAAAGATAGATGAACTACTGAAGTACATCAACGAAGATAAGTGACATCAAAACATATACAAAGATGAAAACAGATTTTAGTATTAACGTACAGGTCAATTTGGGTGTAACACCCGAAATCGTGGCTTTGGTAAATGCCATTTTGTGCCACCGACCAACAGCTGCGCCGACCGCCGAGGAAGCACTCAGCGGAAACGAGCAAGTAGATAACAAGCCAGAGGACACCACCCCGGCACAGCCTCAACAGCCTACTAACAAGCGAAGCAGAAAGAAGAAAGAGGAAGCAGCCGCCGACAAGCCAGAGCCGACCAAGGAGCCAGCCGGAGACGAACAGCAGGAGGCGGCAGCCAACGAAGCCGATGCCAACGGTGAGCAGGTAGCCGAGCAGAAAGAAGCCAAAGCCGAGGAAGCCGCCCCACAGAATGAGGGCCAGGCAGAAGCAGAGCAGAAGCCATTAACCGCCGAAGATGTTAGAGCAGCTATGCACAAGACACGCCAACGTATTGAGGGTGAAGACTACAAAGAGAATACCGACGGCGAGGCATACAAGAAGTATCACAAGCCATTAACGGCACAGTTCAAGAACATAGCCGCTTTGTTGGGTGCAGACAAACCGAGTGCTTTGCCAAGTGACAAGATAGCAAGTTTCATCGACCAGTGCGACCATTTGCAGATAATGGAGGATGGCACAATCGGTTCAAATTGCCCATTTTAATAACAACATTTAAGCATATACAATTATGGCAGGTAAACACGCTTTATTATCACCAAGTGCGGCGCATCGTTGGATGAATTGTACCGCCGCCCCACTTCTTGAAAGAGACGTGGAGGATAAGGGCAGCACCTTTGCAGAGGAGGGAACATTAGCCCATGCCTATTGCGCCAAGAAGTTAAAAGAGTTTTTAGGTTTGTCGGTAAATGAGGAAATTGCCGAGATAGCGCAGTTAAACGAACAGTACCATAGTGGCGAAATGGACGAATACACGGACACCTACAAAACTATCGTTCTGGAGAAGTTCAACGCCGCCCGAGCTAAGACCAAGGACGCACAATTGTTGGTTGAGGTCAAGTTAGATTTTAGCCACTACGTGCCTGATGCTTTCGGTACGTCGGACGCTATCATTATCGCTGATGGCGTGATGGAGGTTATCGACTTTAAGTATGGCAAGGGTGTAAAGGTGTCAGCCGTGGAAAATCCACAAATGATGATTTACGCTTTGGGTGCATGGGACTTATTTAACTTTGAATACGACATACGTAAAGTACGAATGACTATTGTACAGCCACGTATTGATAATCTTTCGGAGTTCGAGTTAGATGCCACCGACCTTATTAATTGGGCGGTTGATGAGCTGCAACCAAAAGCTAAGGAAGCCTATGCAGGAGGTAAGCAGAAGCCAGGCAATTGGTGCCAATTCTGCAAGATCAAAGCAAACTGCAAAGCCCTAACGTCTATGTGCATCGAAGCACAGCAAGCCAACCAAGACCCACGTAAGATTAGCAAAGAGACGATGGAAAAGACCATACTACCTTTGCTTTCGACGTTCAAAACATGGCTTAGTGGAGTTGAGGAGTATAGTTTGGAACAGGCGTTAAGTGGTGTACAGTATCAAGGTTTCAAAATTGTGGAAGGGCGCAGTATCAGAAAGATAACAGACCCAACCGCCGTGATGGAACTTTTAGGTAAAGAGGGCTTTGCTAAAGAAGCCTACATTAAGCCAACCGAACTACGAAGTATTACCGATTTGGAGAAATTGATAGGTAAGAAACGCTTTGGTACACTTTGCGCTGATTACATCAACAAGCCACAAGGCAAACCAACGTTAGTGCCTGAAACAGATAAACGCCCGGCGTTTAATCAGGCGGCAGACGATTTTAAAGACATTTAAGTTTAACATTTTAAATTCATATAATTATGATAGATCCTAAAGTAGTTAATGACACTAAGGTTATTTTTGGTCCATGCCGCCTTAGTTACACACACGTTTTCGAGAAGTACAGCCCAGACGGTGACGGAGAGGGCAAGTTTATGACAAACGTCTTAATTCCGAAGTCTGAAAAGAAGACTATCGAAGCCATCAAAAAGGCGATTGAGGCAGCTAAGAAAGCCGCTATCGTAGCCAAGTGGGGAGGCAAAGAGCCTAAGAAACTTGATTTGGCTTTGCGTGATGGAGACGAAAAGGACGATGAGGTTTACGAAGACCACTACTATGTGAACGCCAAGAGCAACACACGCCCGGGCGTAGTTGATCGAAAGAAAGTGCCTATCGTGGACGAAGAAGAAGTTTACAGCGGCGTTTGGGCGATTGTGTCGGTAAATTTCTACGGCTACGACGTGAGCGGTAACAAGGGCATAGCGTGTGGCCTCAACAACATCATGAAGTTCAAGGACGACGACCATTTTGGCGGCAGAGTATCAGCCGAAAGCGACTTTGGCGATTTGGACGGCATCGACGACGAGGACGACGACGATTTGTAAAGTGCTTTTTTCTCTACGATAAAATGTTAATGTAGTAGTCCCCGGCGGTGGAAAGAGGAAGCCGCCGGGGTAATCAAACAACGAAGCGTATGAAAGAATTAGGCATAGACATCGAAACATATAGTAGCAACGACATAACCGAGTGTGGCGTTTACAAGTACGTGGAAGCCGAAGACTTTACCATATTGCTTTTTGCGTATAGCGTGGACGGTGGCCCGGTGCAATGCGTGGACTTTGCGAGTGGTGAAACTTTGCCGCCGGACATCAAGGCAGCACTAACCGACCCCGAGGTAATAAAGACCGCTTACAATGCAGCTTTTGAGCGTATTTGTATTGGCGTATATTTAGGTATCAAAGGACGGTTAGACCCGAGACAATGGCGATGTACGATGGTAAGAGCCGCCCGAATGGGTTTGCCGCTTTCGTTGGCACAATGTGGCGAAGTGCTTAAACTGGAAGACAGAAAGATGACAGAGGGTAAAGCCCTGATAAGATACTTTAGTGTTCCAAATAAGCAGACCAAACATGGTGTAACTAAGATGATCCGGCATAAGCCAAGCGATGCGCCCGAAAAATGGGAGACGTTCAAAGCGTACAATATCCGAGACGTGGAGGTAGAGCAAGCAATCTTAAAAAAAGTCAGGAGATTGGAAGTACCAGAGTTTGACGAAGATTTGTACACAGCCGACCAACACATTAACGACCGTGGCGTTATGATAGACCAAGTATTGGTAAACAATGCCGCCCGATTCGATGAGCTATACAAAGATGAGCTTTTCGCAGAAGCCCGAGAACTTACAGGCATGAGTAACCCGAACAGCCCCGGACAGATTAAACAATACATATCCGAGAACACAGGGTTTACTATTGATAGCCTCAACAAAAAGAATTTGGACGACTACGAGGTACAATTTAAGTATTGGCCCAAAGTGCAGAAAGTTTTGGCTTTACGTAGGGAAATGGGTAAGACTTCTAACAAGAAGTACACAACTATGCAAAAATGTGTCTGCAAGGATAGCCGAGTACATGGTTTGTTGCAGTTTTGTGGTGCAGCACGTACAGGCAGATGGGCAGGGCGTTTGGTGCAGTTGCAGAACTTACCACAAAACCATCTGGAAAGTCTGGATGATGCACGCTATTTGGTTAAGCAGGGTGATTTGGAAGAGTTTGAAATGAACTACGGAAACGTTACCCAAGTACTTAGCGAGTTGATACGTACCGCTTTCATAGCCAAGCCCGGTTGCACGTTCCACGTATGCGACTTTTCAGCGATCGAGGCACGTGTTATTGCATGGATAGCCGGGGAAACATGGGTATTGGACGCTTTCAGGGCAGGGCACGACATCTATTGTGAGACAGCAAGCAAGATGTTTGGCGTACCAGTCAAGAAACACGGCCCTAACGGAGATTTGAGACCGAAAGGCAAAGTAGCCGTTTTAGGTTTGGGCTATGGCGGCGGTGTAGCAGCTTTGGAAGCGATGGGCGGTAAGAAAATGGGGCTAACAGAAATTGAGGAAAAAGACATTGTTAGCAAATGGCGAGACAGTAACCCACATATCGTTAAGTTATGGCGTACCGTTGAGAAAGCGGCTATCATAGCCATTAAGACAGGAAAAAGCGTGCAGATACAACGAGGCATTATTATTAGTTATCGTTGGGGTATGTTACTAATTACCCTACCAAGTGGCAGGACTATTTGTTACCCACGTGCGGAGGTTGGAATCGAGACAAACGACGGTTGGCGAGGCGACCACGAAATTATCGAGTATGAGGGCGTAAACCAGAATACGAAGAAGTGGGGAAAGGTAAGAACCTACGGCGGTAAGCTAACCGAAAACATCGTACAAGCAACAGCACGTGACATATTGGGCACGGTGATACTTAGAGCCGAGGAACGAGGGTTAAACGTGGTGTTTCACATACACGATGAAATCATCGTAGAAGCAACGCCCGACCAAAAGCTATCAGACGTTGAGGCTTTGTTTAGCGAGCCTATAACATGGTGCAAAGATTTGCCGCTCAAAGGTGCAGGGTACACCACACCATACTATCTAAAAGATTAAACAATAAACAATATGGCAAAGAGTAATACAACAGAAATTAAGGTAGAATGGCACAAGGCGACGGAAGCCCCTAAAAAGAATGTGCCGATATACCTACTTTTTAAGGTGGGTAAACGAAAATATCCGCTTTGTCGTTTAATGACGTTCCATCATAGTAACGTCGTTCCGGCTGAATATGATTGGGGCAAGGCAGAAACCCAAGAAGCCCAATTACCTATCATGTGGATGTATGCAAGTCAGATCGAGCCGCTAATTACTGATGAAGTAGTGGCAAATGCGAAATTTGCAGCGTGGGCATGGTATAAAGAAGATTAGTTATTAACAACAAAACATATACAAAAATGGAGATACAGACAAGTAAGGCACTATCAGACGTGCAGCAATTCAGATACGAGTTATTGCAATGGTGTGGCAACGTGGAAGATGCGGAGAAAGCCAATACCTTTGTAATGGGTAAGGACGAAAAGCCAGTACAGGCGCAGTTACCAAAATCCGGCATAGAGGACGGCATCTATTTGGTACACGCCGACGGCAAAGCAACTTTGTTTGAACTGGAGTACACCAAAGACGATAACATGGATAGCGAGGTAGTAGCTATCGGTTTGAAGATGGGCAGCTTTGGCATTAAGATAGCTTTGCACGATGAGGCTAACGGCGAGGGTATCACACTAACAACAAAGGCAAATGGCAACGAACAAAAAGACCAAAGTTACTATACCGATAAGTACGACGATGCAGTAGCGGACATGGAGGGTGCAATAAACACCGACCATTTGCGTAATATCCTGAATCCACAGATAAAGTTAGCTGATGATTGGTACATACCATCTTTAGGCGAGTTGTACCGTATCTTTATCAACAAAAAGGCTATCAATGCAGCTTTGGAGTTTGCCAAGGGCGATAAACTGCAAGACCGTTGGTATTGGACTTCTACCGAGGTCAGTGCTACCAACGCATGGCGTCTGTACCTCAGCGACGGTACGCTCATTTGGTACGCTAAGGCCAGCACCACGGGCAGAGTTAGGGCAGTGTCAGCATTTATTTTTTAGCCCTTAATATTTTAGTTTTTAATCTTTAAGCACGGCGAAAGCCGTGCCATTATTCACATATACCGCCAATTATGAAAAAGATGTACTGCAAAACGTGCCTATCATACGATCCTGATGAAGACAAACCCGGCTACGGAGTTTGTAAGCTATCAGAGTGTGAGGTTTGCGAGCAGTGCCCCGGTTGCATAGATTGGCGGTATTTTAAGATTTGGTACTTATAATATGGTTATTCTTTCTTTATTCGACGGCATGAGTTGCGGACAAATTGCACTAAGGGAATTGGGCGTAACGATTGATAAATACTATGCAAGCGAGATAGATAAGTTTGCAATCCAAAACACGATGGCGAATTTTCCCGACACCGTGCAATTAGGCGATGTTAGACAAGTGGACGCTAAAAGTTTGGGTAAAATTGATTTGCTAATAGGTGGCAGCCCATGCCAGTGCTTTAGTTTTGCCGGAAAACGTGCAGGAATGAGTACCAAAAGCAAAGAACAAATCGAGACCTTAACAAGGTATCTGGAATTAAAACAACAGGGCTTTGAGTTTGAGGGGCAAAGTTACTTATTTTGGGAGTACGTCAGAATACTTAACGAGCTACGAGAGACAAACCCAAACATCTTATTTATGCTTGAAAATGTTGAAATGGGCAAGCGATGGGAGGCAGTTATTAATGAGGCTTTGGGTATCGTAGGCGTTCATATAAATAGTGCTTTGGTATCGGCACAAGTTAGAAAACGTATCTATTGGACTAACATTAAATTGGCGCAGTGTGATTTATTCGGTTTACCTCATAGCGCAATACCGCAGCCGACAGACCGACACATATTTATTAAGGACATCTTACAGGATGAAGTCGATGAAAAATATTTCCTTAGTCCTGAATATGTAGAAAAGTTATTAGCCTATAACAAGCGTCAGGAGGAAAACGGCAACGGCTTTAAGGCTATTTTCCACAAGGAAACAAACAAAATGTGTACATTAACAGTGGGGGGGGCGTAGTGTGAAGGACTTAATTTGTGTAGCCCAAAGGGGCAGATCATACCGAGGCGAGCCACAACATTTTGAGGAAAGCCCAAACCCCGGTAAGACAAACTGTTTAACGACAGTGGCAAAAGATAATTTGATAATGCAACGACCACGAGGCAAAAACAAAGGTGCTATTAATACCGAAAAGTCGCCTACGTTATCCGCTAATTCGTGGCAACAAAATAATTTATTAGTGAGCAAGCCAAAAGACGGAATCAGGCAGATAAACCCGAGCCGTGAAAGTGGAGGCACACAGCCATACCAACAAAACCGAGTTTATGCAGCTGATGGCAAAAGCCCGGCTTTGATGAACGGACACGGAGGGCAGACGATTAACGCCTTAGTGGGGGGCTGCAAGTCAGACGATTAACGCCGACAGAGTGCGCCCGACTGCAAACTATACCAGAGTGGTATAAATGGGAAGTATCAGAAACACAACAATACCGTATGTTGGGCAATGGTTGGACGGTAGAGGTTATAAAGCATATACTTTCATTTTTACCCGATCATCTTAAAAAGTAAAACAACATGGCAGAAGATTTCAGATATATAAGATTTAAAGTTATTAGGGCAAGCGACCTAAAAGAACTTTTCAGGCAGTTGGACGATGAACCACGACCATTTGAATTAGTGGTACACCCACCAATAGGCAAAATCGGTGTGCGCCCGGTAACTATCAAGGCGAACAGCGAGGAAGATGCTAAGTACTTTAAAGGTATCTTAGATAAGTTATCGTATGAATCTTTAGAAAGATTGACGTATGGCACAGATAAAGTTAAACAATGATTTCCCGATCGACATAGCAACAGCCCATAGCCGTATGGCGAAGAAGTGGAAGAACAAAGCGACCACATGGGCGAAGTTGGTAGAGCGATGCAGCGAAACGAAGCGAACCACGGAAAGCGTAAGCGAGTACGCCAAGATGAGCAGGGAAGAACAAAGCAGTATCAAGGACGTGGGCGGTTTTGTCGGTGGCTACCTATCAGGTGGAACACGAAAGACCGCTAACGTGATGTGGCGAAGTATTGCCACGCTTGATATTGACTACGGTACGCCCGACCTTTGGGATGAGTTCACGTTAAACTTTGACTTTGCGGCGATGCTTTACAGCACACACAAGCACACGCCGGAAAACCCACGCTATCGTTTAGTGTTCCCATTGAGCCGTCAGGTACGCCCGGATGAATACGAGCCACTTTGCAGGATGATAGCAAGCAAACTTAATATTGAGGTGTTCGACGATACCACCTATCAGTTAGCGAGATTGTTTTATTATCCATCTACAAGCAGAGACGGCGAATATGTGTTTGAGTACCAAGACGGCAAGGCGTGCAACGTTGATGAGTTCCTAAAACAGTACCACGACTATAAAGATGTGGCACTTTGGCCAGTTTCGAGCAGAGAGGGCGACATCATCGTACACGAATTGAAAAAGGTAGGTGATCCAACCGAAAAGCCCGGCTTAATTGGTGCTTTTTGCCGTGCCTACTCAATAGAGGATGCAATCGACACGTTTCTACCTGATGTGTACGAGAAGACCGCCCACGATGGGCGATACACCTACATTAATGGTAGTGTGGCGGCAGGTTTGGTTTGCTATGAGGGTAAGTTTGCGTATAGCAATCATGAAACAGACCCGGCGAGTAAGCAGCTTTGCAACGCTTTCGACCTTTGCCGAATACATTTATATGGTGTGCAGGATGAGGGGACGAAGATAACAGACAATACACGTTTGCCGTCGTACCTGAAAATGCAGGATTTCGTAGCCAAGGACAAAAAGGTAAGAATCTTACTTACTAAGGAACGGCAGGGCCAGGCCGATGATGATTTTGCCGACATCGAAGCAGAGGAAGCCGGGGACAGCGCAGTATCTGAAAACGCCGACAAGTGGATGGCTGAATTAGACTTTGATAAGAAAGGCAGCATCAAATCAACGGCAAGCAATATTATTGCTATTCTGGAGAACGACCCAAGATTGAAAAACCATATATGGCAAAATCTGTTTAATGGGTTTAACTACATAACAGGTGGTTTGCCGTGGAACGCCGAGGCGACACAATGGGGCAATACTGATGATGCAAATCTAAGGATATACTTAGATGAAAAGTACGGAGTGACCGGAAAGGACAAAATCAAAGATGCTTTGGTGGCAGTCGTTACACGTCACAGAGTACACCCAATACGTGATTACCTCAATAGTCTTACATGGGATGGCGTGCCACGCTTAGACCGCCTAATTATCGACTACGTAGGTGCAGAAGATAATGAGCTAAACAGAGCTATGACACGTAAGCACTTTACGGCGGCGGTAGCAAGAGTGATGAACCCAGGATGCAAGTATGATTATTGCCTGATTATTGCCGGAGCCGAGGGTATCGGTAAATCTACGCTTTTCAATGTAATGGGCGGCGATTGGTTTAGCGATAGTTTGGTAACGATGGAGGGTACAAAAGGTATGGAGCAAGCCCGGAACGGTTGGGTTATCGAGTTACCGGAGTTGGGCAGTATCAAGCGGTCAGACGTTGAGCAGGTGAAAGCCTACATAAGCCGTCAGAATGATATGTACCGCCCGGCATACGGCAGCGTAATGGAATCCCACCCGAGACAATGCGTTTTTTGTGGTACGACCAATGAAACATATTTCTTAAAGGGCGAGACTGGAAACCGCCGTTTTTGGGTAATTGAGGTTGATGCTAAGTACAGAAAGTACCCCGATTTCCGTGCGGCTTTGCAAGCCGATCGTAACCAGTTATGGGCAGAAGCCGTGCAACGATATAAGGACGGTGAGAAATTGGCTTTGTCGGATAGTCTGGAGGAAGCAGCCAAGAAACGACAGCAGCAATTTAACGACAATTGCGACGACCCATTACAGGGTTTAGTACAGGAGTTTTTGGATATAAAGCTACCGACCGACTGGAATACGTGGGACTTAAACCGCCGCCGGGCATACATAAAGAACCCCGACCCATTGGATGAAACAGGTGTAGAAATACGTACCAAGGTGTGCGCCGCTGAATTTCTTTGCGAAATGATGGGCATCAACATTTCAGATAAAGGGTATAAGTACGAAGCACGTAGGGTTAATAAGGTATTGGACGATTTAGGTTGGCTAAAATTATCGTCTGCAAGATTTCCGATATACGGAACACAAAGGGCATTTAGCAGACCAGAAGAAGACGGCGACGAAAGCGACCTATAAGGCATGAAGACGTAAACAAAGAAAATGTAAACGAAGTTGTTTACAGGGCTATAAAGGCAGAAACGACAAAAAAGGAAAAGTAAACAAAAACAATAGATAGTTTATTTGTTTACACCTTTGTTTACACCTTTGTTTACGTCTAAAGTACTGAATATCAATATACAACTATATATGTAAACAATGTAAACAATAAAATATGGTATAAGTAGAATAGTAGTGTTATATATACTATATACCTATATAAACTATATATTTACCCACATACGTACACGTATATAGAAAAGTTGAAAATTAAATGTTTACAGGGTGAAAGTTGAAAATATGAAGAAGTTAGAAACAATAACACGCCACGCCGAGGTATCGGAAAAGGCGATAGAAAAATATTTGGTGCAAGAGGTGAAAGCCATTGGCGGCATTTGCCTCAAATACTCAAATGCAAACATGGTGGGTTATCCTGATAGAGTGGTATGCCTACATGGTGGTAAGGTTGTTTGGGTGGAGTTGAAAAGTAAAGGCAAGAAACCAACGAAAATACAAACCATAAGACAAAATGAGTTGGTGAGCATGGGGCACGAAGTCTATACAATCGACAACAAACAGATGATCGACGAATTAATTAAAGTTTGGAGGGCAGAACAATGAAGTACAGACCATACGATTACCAGAAAACAGCGATGCAGTGGATATTAGACCACCCACGATGCGGTTTGTTTTTGGATATGGGTTTAGGTAAGACGGTATCGACCTTAACGGCAGTACAACAATTGATGGACGATTGCGAGGTTAGCCGTACTTTGGTGGTAGCACCGAAAAAGGTAGCCGAAACAACATGGACTACCGAGGCAGAAAAGTGGGATCATTTGCAAAGTCTGAAAGTGGCAAAGGTGATGGGCACAGAGAAGCAGCGTAATTTGGCATTGGCATCTAAAGCGGACATCTACGTTATCGGGCGTGATAGTTTCGTTTGGTTAGTTGGTAAGTATGGCGGTCAGTTGCCATTTGATGTGTTGGTGATTGATGAGCTAACGAGTTTCAAATCTTCTAAATCAAACCGATTTAAGGCGATGCGTACAGCCATACCAACAGTTAATCGAGTTATCGGACTTACAGGAACGCCGGCACCTAACGGACTGATAGACCTATGGGCACAAATGTACTGTATAGACATGGGCGAGCGTTTAGGCAAGAGTGTAACAAAGTATCGTGAAACTTACTTTGAGACCCACAAATGGAACAACGTAATAGTACGTTGTGACATCAAAAAAGGGTGTGAGGACATCATCAAAAACAAGATTTCTGATATTTGTCTATCAATGCAAGCAAAGGACTATTTGCAGTTGCCGGATATGATCACCCACGAAACCAAACTTACTTTGTCGCCAAAGGTGATGGAAGCATACAACAAGTTTGAGAAAGAAAAGGTTTTGGAGTTTACCGAATTGCATACCGGGGAAAATGCCAATATCTTAGCAAATAGTGCCGCCGGGCTGATGAATAAGTTAAGCCAGTTTGCCAACGGTGCAATATACGATGAGGCTAAAGACGTACACGAAATACACGATGAGAAGTTGGATAAGTTAGCTGAGATCGTGGAAGCTGCAAACGGTAATCATGTGTTAGTCTTCTATCAGTTCAAGCATGATGTAACACGTATCACAAAGAAACTGAAAGGCTATACCGTCAAGTCATACGAGGGTGAAAAGGAGTTGAGAGAGTGGAACGCCGGAAAGATAGACGTACTATTGGCCCACCCGATGAGCACGGCGTTTGGCTTGAATATGCAGCAAGGTGGGCACTATATCGTATGGTTTGGCACAGGTTGGAATCTGGAATTATACCAACAAGCCAACGCACGATTACACCGACAGGGACAGCAGTACCCAGTACAGGTGTATAAGTTGATTTGTGCCAACACCGTAGATGAAAGAGCCAACACGGCATTAAGTGGTAAGCAGGACGTACAGCAATCTTTGTTGGATGGCCTCAACTATCTTGTAAGGAAGTATCATGCAACAATAACTATCAAAGATGAATATTAGAATATGGCAAAGGATAAAGACTATATAAGGCTGATACATACGGCCAAGTGGCTACGATTGAGACGTGACAAACTCAACGATACGCCACTATGCGAGAGGTGCGAAGAATTGGGCAGAGTGACAGCAGCCACCGAGGTACACCACGTTATCCCGGTTGAGGATGGACTAACGAGGCAGGAAAAAGAACGCCTGATGTTTGATTACTTTAACCTCAAAGCCCTATGCCACGATTGCCATGTTAAGGTACATACGGACATGGGCAGGTGTGGCAAAGTTCAAGCAAAGAACCGAGCCAAAGAGCACCTGAAAAGATTTGTGAATAAATTTTTGAAATAGCAGAGATATGAAACACAAGGGTGGAAATGTTTATGGCTCAATCTACGAGCGTAAGCGTAAGAATGGCGGTATATCATATACGGCAGAGATACAGTTTCAAGGTCAGACCATGAGACGAACAAGCAAAGATAAAGCTAAGTTGGAAGAATGGAAAGACAGTATTTGCAACAAACTGAATAGCGTGTTAGATAGATACAACGCTGAATTAGGTGAGCAATTGGCGGTGGTGAAAAACAAGCTATATGCCGAAATGATGGATAGAGCAAAAGCCATTATGGACAAAGCCAAGTTATTTGATTTGCGAAATAAGGTTTGTGCCGGGTCAATAGGACTTAGACCAAAGACGTACTTTCAGACGTACTTAGCCAGAAGCAACGCAAATGGCTTGATAAAGATAGGAAAATCTAAAGACATACATACACGTATGCAGGTACTTAGTACAAAGAAAGTGCAGCTTATAGGCTATGTAGATAGAGACATCGAAGTACATTTGCATAGTGTGTATAATGCCAAGAGAGTACAAGGAGAATGGTTTAGATTGTCCGATGAAGAAGTGGACGGAATCATAAAGACTTTCGGGTTTGAGACCCCGGGGGTACTTTTTATTTCGGGTAGTGGTGTTGGCTAAACCTCACCAACCCCCTTTTCCACACGTGAGCCGATTTTTGGGCCGTGGGGGATTTTGCACAGATGCAAAGCCCCGGCATAGTTGGCACGATATAAAAACGCCCACGTGTGTAGGTTAATAATAAAAAGCAATATTTATGAAGTTTGGAAACCAAGATGGCACAGGCTTTGGATTTGGCAGCTTTGGCACAGGTCAGACCCAAGCCCCCCCACCCGATGAGGTGGAGCCGGAAGAAACCACAGCCGAGACAACCGCCCAGGCAAAGCGAGCGCACAGACGTACAAAGGAGTGTACCGAGTTATCGCAACGCTACGAGTACCGCCGGGCATTTAGTGAGGTCAAGTTATTGGAGGCAATGCAGTACGTCAAGCTGCAAGATCATACCACCTACAATTTTATCACCGCCGGGGACGTGGATAGCCTTAGTTACCTGAAAGTGGTGCTTAATCAGCATGATTTGGACTATTGTTTGTTATCTACATGGTGCATGGCGGCAGAGGATATTTTGCAGGTACGGCAATGGTACGAGCAAGGGCGCATTAAGAAACTTGATATGTATTTGGGTGAGATATTCCCGGGCAGCTATAAGATTGAATGGCAGATGGTACAAAAGTTCTATCAGGACCACCCAGAGGCAGGACGTGCCGCAGTATTCAAGAACCACAGCAAGATATACGCAGGGTGCAACTACGATGAGGGCTTTTATTTCGGCATACAGACAAGCGCAAACATTAACACTAACCCAAGAACGGAGCAGGGAAGTATAACAGTTGATAAGGGACTGTTTGAGTTTTACAAAGACTACTTCGACGGCATCCGCTCATTTGAAAAGTAACGCAGCATGGAAGAAAAGAAACAAAAGTTTTTGGAGGCTTTGGCGCAGGGCTACGGCATCATAGCCACAGCGTGCGAGGCGATAGGCATAGGGCGCAGTACTTATTACCGATGGTATAACGCCGACCCAGAGTTTAAGGAGAAAGTGGACGAGATCACCGAGACGCAGGTAGATTTTGTTGAAAGCAAGTTGATGCAGTCGATAAACGCAAACGACACAACGGCTATTATCTTCTATTTGAAGACAAAGGGCAAGAAGCGAGGTTACAGCGACAAGGCGCAGCCAAAGACCGCCGACCCATTGCCAGTTAGCCAGACTTTGCCGGAGCCATCCACCGAGGAAGACAACAAGAAGATAGCCGCCAAGATTAAAAGTAAGAAAGCGTATATCGTTAAGTTGTTGAAGAAGCAAGGCAAATATACCGCCGAACTTACATACCAAGTGGATATTACGGCTAAGTTGTTGGTACGTGCCGACATTTTGGGCGATGAGATCATGGCAGACGGACACCAGGCCGTAAACGTGGAGTACAGCCGAGAGGGTAACGAACGCAAGACGATCGACCCGAAAGAAAAGCTATATATCGAGTTGTTGCAGCAGGGACAGAAAGCGTTAAGGGCTTTGGGCATGAACACCGAGAGCAAGGAACGAAAGAGCGACAACGATAGTTTTAACGACTTTATGGCAGCGATGCAGGAGGGCGACGAATGACAGAGGAAGAAAAAGAAAGATTTCGACAACTGAAAGCCGAGGTATCGGAGCAGTTGCGGCAGGGGCGCAGTACATACGCCGACCGTTACCGCCGTGCGCTTATCGAAACAGATAAGCGTATCGGCGATTATGTGTTTGGAGTGATAGACCACCCGGACGCACACAACCTGTATGAGATATTGGGAGTAAGACGCTTTTTGCAGATGCTTGATAAGTACGATTGGAAGCCCAAGCGAGTAAAGCGTTTTTTCAAGTTCTACGAGGCTTTGCGGTTTAGTGGCATCCGAGGGCGCACACGCTATAAGCTAACCCCGGTGCAGGCCTACCAGTTTGCAAATATCTACGGCTTTGCCCGAGACGATGGGCGCAGACTGATACGTACCGCCTACCTATTCGTGCCCCGAAAGTTCAGCAAAACGACATCGTGCGCAGCTTTGGCGGTTTATGATATGCTTTTCGGCGATAACAATGCCCAGGCATACGTGGGCGCAAATAGCTACGATCAGGCGAAAATCTGTTTTGATGAGATACGAAACATCATGTTTGATATTGACCCCAAGGAAAAGCACTTTAGGGTTAATCGTGAAAAGATTACTTTCAAAGATCGTGGACGTGATAGCCTCATACAATGTTTGACCGCCAACGCCAAAACCAAAGATGGTTTGTTTGCCTCATTGGTAATAATGGACGAGTACGCCCAAGCCCGAAACACGGCAGGTAAGAATGGCGCAGACCTCAAAAACGTATTGACTACTTCTATGGGGCCAAGGCGTGAGCCGCTAACAATCATTATCACCACGGCAAGCGATGTGGTAGATGGCCCATTTGCCCACGAACTTGACGGAGTGATGGCAGTACTACGAGGTGAAGCAGAAAGCGACACCATGTTTGCATCCATCTTCATGCCTGATGTGGACGATGCGGAGGACAGCCCGGAGACATGGGCAAAGGTGCAGCCCCATTTGGGTATCACGGTGCAACCGGACTACTACGAAAATGAGTATCAGACCGCCCAGTTATCGGCAGAAAATATGTTGGCTTTTCGCACGAAATTGCTTAATATTTTCACGATAAACGACGAAAAAACGTGGTTTACCCACGAAAAGGCAAAAGAATTATTGGGCAATTTCTGTATAGATCAGGTGCAGGGTCGCCCAGATTGTGCCGTAGCGTTTGATTTGTCGGTGCATGATGATTTCAGCGCAGTATCTTATACCGTGTACCTATCGGGCGATAAGAAGTTTTACACGCATACTGATTACTATTTTCCGGAGGGCGCACTATCGGGGCACCCAAACGAGCAGCTTTATAGGCTTTGGAATGAAAAAGGGTATCTTATTTTCTGCAAAGGGCAGAAGATAGACACGGCGATGATTACCGAGGATATACTACGACGCAGTAAGTTGGTTAATATTATCCGTATCGGCTATGATGCTTACAAGGCGCAGGAGCTAACGAGTATCTTAAAGTCAGTTGGGGCGAGGAACGTGCTAACCCCATTTAGTCAGACCTACGGAAACTTTAACCTACCAGTCGAAAGTTTCGAGATGCTTGCATGGAGCGACCCGGTAAAGATAGAGCTAAACGACAATCCTATTAACGCTTTCTGTTTGGAGAATTGCGTGATAGATACCGACAATCTGGAGAACAAAAAGCCACTCAAAGTGTCGCAGTATCGCAAGATAGATGGAGCGATAACGCTTTTAATGACTTTAGGGCTACTTTATACCTACGAGAGGTAAAACTATACGGAAAAGTGGCGAAATGCCGCCAAAACGCCTAAAAAGGGCATTATTGACGATATTTCGCCACTGATTGCAGAAGCCAGTACTACAGTGAAACATGGACTGAATCACCACCATCGGACATATTGCCGCCCTCATCTGGGGTGTTGCTACCCTCATCGTGGGTGTCGGCAGTCTCGCCGCCATCGTCACCGCCACCATCATACTTGCCAGCCTCACGGAACTTGGCATCCTTGTAGAGGTCAGCGGCACGGAAGCGTTTGCCGAGATAGAGGTTAAGGCGCACAGCCTTGATGTTGTCGGCGGTAAATTCCTTGGCAGTGGTAGCCGCAGAGGTTTCCAGGCCAATGCGGAAGATGCCGAGGTCGTCGAGGCGTACCGCCTTGCCTTCCAACAGCAGCTCACGCATACAAATCTGCATCTCGATCAGCACGCCGCGGATTGTTGACTCACCGAACACGCAGTGATGGTTTGCCATGTGCTTTACGAATTCCTCAAACTCCATGAGTTCGGTAACGGCACGGCCGTACCACTTGTTTTTGGTTACGCCCGTCTGATTGCTTTTGTACTTCTTGTAACGTATCATAATTTTGCGTTTAAAAGGTTGTTTGGCACTATTGCCGCCACAAAGATAGCAGCCATTTTTGGCAAGAATCCGGATGCGTGCCGTTGTGTCCTGTTACCGTCTGTTGTAGGCAGCGATTAATTGTATTTTCACGTTTGTTTTCCTTACTTTTGCACCCATGGAACAGAACAAAGATAATTTCAAGATAAGGGAGTACGGCCGCATGGAACTTGCGGCAAAGTACTGCAATTGCATCATGCCCGAATCGGCGTGGAAGAAATTCCGCCGATGGATGCACCTATACCCTGGGCTTATGGAGCAGCTTGCCGCCATTGGTTACACAGAGCGCAGCCGCAGTTTCACACCGGCACAAGTGCGCCTGATAGTGGATGCCCTGGGTGAGCCGTGAGATTATCGGTACGGTTATCGGTGGTTTGCCGTATGGAAATCGTCGTCTTCCGTACCGATAATTTGGCGTTTTTGCGTAGGTTTTAGTTATCAAGCGTTAAAAGTGTAAGTAACTAAGTAACTTTTTCGCCGTAAAGTTTGGCGGTTTAAGCGAAAAACCGTATCTTTGCAACACAAAACAAGAAATTCCCCCTTGTATGATGAATACTTGGGTTAGTTGCTCAAATGCAACTTAATATATCACATTCGGGTGAGACACACCGAAGTTTAAGCCTCCGAAAGGGGGCTTTATTTATTTTATACCAAATGGAAAAGAAAAAAGTAATAGTTTACGTTGACGGCTATAACTTTTATTATGGCCTAAAGAACGGTAAGGAAAAGTGGCGTCGCGCTTATTGGCTTGACGTAGTTAAGTTTTTTGAAAACATGATGCAACCCGATCAGGAGTTGGTCGAGGTGCATTATTATTCGGCGCGTCCACTTAACGACCAACAAGCCTACGACAATCAAGATGATTTCTTTTGTGCCAATCAGGAGAATCCAAAGTTCAAGCTACATCTGGGCAGATACAAGAAAAAGAAATTTAAATGCCAAAATTGCGGCTTTAAGAATGACACATACGAGGAAAAGGAATCGGACGTGAGAGTGGCTACCGGTATGCTCGTAGATGTGTTTAGCAAACGGTGTGATATTACGGTTGTCGTTTCAGCAGACAGCGATATGATACCATCGGTTGAGATTATCAAGAACTTTGCGCCGGAGCATCCTGTTTACGCTTTCATACCACCTACGCAAAAGTCGTATGCGTTGGTTAGCAAATGCGACAAAACAATTTGGCTTGAAAAGTATAGGGCACGTTTTATGCAGTCGATATTGCCAGAAGAGGTGACATTGGAAAGTGGGCATATCATTCGCCGCCCCTCAAATTGGCAATAGAATAACAACGATATAACCCCGATAGGTTCAATCACTTATCGGGGTTTGTTTATTTGCGTATCTTCTTTTTGCCGTTCTGGATGATGATGCCCTTTGTTGTGTCGGTGGCGGTCATGCCATCGAGGGTGTAGGCTTTGCCGCTTGCCTTTGCATCAGCCTTGACAGAGGAAACAGACGAAGCGGATTGCTTCTTTAGGTACAAAGTACCGTTACCGCTTAGAGTTTGCAGTATCATTTCACCATTAGCAAATTTGGAAACAACAAAATTTATGGTAGTAACATCGCCTTGTTTTGTTTCGCCAGAATCATACGACTGATTGGAAAGTATATGCAATATGTATCTTTCGGAAGTATGGCTAACCCAATAACCGCCATATTGCTGATAATCGTAGTTGTCGCCAGCGTATTCCCACTTTATTACGGATGCCTGGTTGTCGTTGAAAGTAAAACCTACAGGTTTGCGGTAGCTATTGTTGTAGATGGGCAAACGTCCGGTAAATATGCCATCGCCGCTAACATATTCCCATGTACCCAACAATTCCACTTCGTCTAAGTTTTCAACCTGGGCCTTTGCCGGCATTCCGAGGGCAAGAAAGGCAAGTGCTATAAGTAATTGTTTCATGCTTATTATACTTAAAATTTGTAATTTGAATGCAAAAATACAAAAAATATAAGTAACTAAGTAACTTTTTCACGAAAATCTTTGGTGCTTTAAACTTTTTTATGTATCTTTGCGGTGTCAAATCATAATTGCGGTACAGATGTTGCCGCCGTTCACCGTAACGTAGCGGCTATTTTTGTATCCGTGCCATAGTAAGTATAATAGGATATTTCTATATAAAGAGATAGCCGCGCCGTGTCGGGTAGCAGAAATGCCCCGGGGTTTCAGCAATTATGAACCTGACAGCACGTAGCGCGGTTTTTTTCGTTTTTGTCAAATCATAATTGTTATGTCAAGTAACGTATCAGATCAAAATCCTGTAGAGCAGGTAGCGGAAGCGGTGCAGGTTGCACCCACCGACCAAGAGTTAAGTTTGGTAGCAGTAGAAAACGAGCACGCCGTTACTACATCTTTGAGAGTAGCGGAGGTTTTCGGAAAGGAGCACTACAACGTAATGAAAGCAATTAAGTCATTGGATTGCAGCGAAGAATTTAGAGCCGTCAATTTTAACGCCTCTAAAATCGACTACCAAAATGGCAACATCAAAAAGCAGTTGCCAATGTATTACATTACCCGTGATGGCTTCATGTTTCTTGTTATGGGCTTCACAGGCAAGACGGCAGCGAAGTGGAAAGAGGCTTACATCAAGGCGTTCAACGAAATGGAGGCTAAGATAAGAGCCGAGCAGATGGCGAAAGCCATTGAGGAGCACGACAGAAAGGAAGCCGAGGAGTATGACCGCCTGTTGAAGCGTGAAGACCGAGAGGAGGCAGAGGTGGACAGACGCGTGGAGGAGCTTGCACGACAGAGAACCGAGGAAGCCAAGGCAAAGGCGGAGGCGCAAGCCAGAGCCAACGACCAGGGCAATGGCGAAGCCGTGAGAATCGACACCACACGTTGCGGCTGGAGCGTGCTATCATCAAAGGAAATCGCAAGACTTACGGGGCGACCACATTCAGACGTGATGAAGAGTATGCAGAGGTGCGCCAAGTATTGCAAGCGTTCGGGCCGTGTTTTCATTCGTGCCGAGAGATGGGAGGCCGACAAGTACGGTTGCCATTCGATGATGTGGAGCACCTACAACGGTGTGAAGCTGATGCACAAGTACGGGCGCACGGCGATAACCGACGATGAGATGGCGATTATCTCGCACGCTTTCCGTTATCATACCAGACATTTGCCACCATCGTTGCCTTTGCCGTTCGAGGAAGCCAAGCGGACCGAGCGGCAGCCGAAGAAACGCGAGTGGAGAACCAAGGCAGAGCCGAGGGAGACGGCACAGGCACAGCACCCGGCACCGACCAAGCAGCAGACCCCACAGGCGCAGACCATAGCCACCATGCCACAGACCCCAACCGACCTTATGCAGCGTTTTGTAAAGGCCGTGGGCGTTATGATGGGAATGGATACAGACAATTTAATGAACTTAATGAATAAAGGAGAATAAGATATGATAGTTATAGATAAGAAACACAAGGACACTATTTCAGTAAGTAGCAACGTGAACACCGATGCAGAGGATTTAAAGAAGAACATCGCCGAGGTGTACGATTTCATTAACGACCTCATGGCAGGTTTGCCGGAGGACGTGAAGGTAAGTGCGAGCAAGGTGCGAAGCGTGCAGGGCACGTTGGAGTATCTTATGAACTATTGTTGGATTGAGGACGCGGACGAGTAAAACAAGGGAGGACACAGATATGAGATACAAGAAGCCTAAGAAAGTTACAAGTCTGGTGATAACAGACCGTGACGGAATGCCGGTATATAATGCCGATACGTTCCGTGATGCGATCAGGCAGACACGCGACTACGTGAAATGGTTGCTGGAGGAACTGCCACCCGACTACGAGTTGAGAATACACGGCTTGCTTGATGCCATGTATCCGCTTGAATGGCTCACAGAGGATGCCGTTATAAAGACGGTTACCAACAAGCCATAGGGACACAATCCCGACATTACCATAACCCACATACATAGCCGCTGCATCGTAATGGGTGTGGCGGCTTTTTTGTTAAATGATATTAAGGTTAATAACATTTTGCCCTATTTGCTTTGATATTTAAAATAATATCATTATCTTTGCAGCGTAATAATAAAGATAAAGCAAAAGACAAAATGAAGTACAACGAACTTGAAAGACTGGTAAAGAAAGCCGGGTGTTACGACACAGGCGAGACAGAGGCGGGGCATCCGCTATGGATAAACCCCAAGACGGGAGTAAGGTTTCCAATGAGCCACCACCATTCGCAGGAAGTGGCAACCGGAACGTTACGAAGCATCAAAAGGGCGGCAGGGCTTATTTAAGCCCCACCCCTTTTTCTGAAAACAGATTTACAAACGAAAATACAAAGGAGATACAACAATGAGAAAAGTTAATGCAGTGATAGAGCGTGCAGGAGACGGAACGTATAGCATTTACAGTGATGCCGACGATTTGGGCTATCTGGTAACAGGTACGGGCAAGAGCGTGGAAGAGGCCAAACGTTATTTCAAAGGCGGCTACGAGGATATAAAGAAATCGTATGCACGGCATAATGAGCCGTTTGAGGAAGTGGAAATGTGCTACGTCTATGACATGGCTTCGTTTCTATCCTATTACTCAAAGGTGCTTTCATTGGCGGGTTTGTCACGCCTGACGGGTGTAAACCCACAGCAGCTTAGCCACTATGTTACGGGGCGGCGCAATCCGTCACCAAAGACGGTGAAGAAGATAATGGACGCTATCCACGCTTTCGGCAAGGATTTGAGCACCGTGCAGTTTGCTTAGTTTGATTATCACACGCTACGCTTTCAAGTTCACTTTATATAAACGCCGTTAGGGCGTTATCTTTAGCCGTGTCGGGTTAACGCCCGATGCGGCTTTTTTGCGTCTTTTAGCCTGACAGCCAAAAACTATTTTCTTAAAAAACTAATAATTTTACCACGTTGCGCCAACGTGTGCCACGATGCACCCAACGGCATTTGGATTTTGCAAAATACGATTGTATTTTTGTAGCGGCTCATTAGCGTTTGGCATGAGGGCCTCGGATAATTTATTCATTTTTTAAAGCGTAGGACACCGCCGGAGTGAAAACAGTAAGATAGTTGACAGCATTCAAATTGTCGTAGCTTTGGCGGTTTTGTATGAAACGACAGATGGCAACATTTTGGAACAACATAAAACGATTTTTCAGCCGTGAGGCAACAAGTGCTGACACCACCGGCACCGCGCGCCCCACCACCGTAAGGACTGGTGGCGGCGTGGCGGTGTTTTCGGCCTGGGGCGGTGATGCCATGACGGTTGCAGCGGTATATCGGTGCGTGACGCTTCTAAGCGAGAGTGTGGCGAGCCTACGTTTGCAGTACATGCGGTGCAAGGATGGACGCTATCAGGAAGACACGGCAAGTGATCTGCATTATCTACTGACCGTGCAGCCTCAACCCGAAATGTCGGCGTTTGACTTCTGGACGATGGCGGTGCGCCTGATGCTCATTGAGGGAAATGCCTACATTTACCCACGCTATGTACTGGGAGAGCTGACCGACTTAGTGCTTTGCCGACCTCACACCGTGACCCACGACCCACTGAACGGACGTTACTACATAGCCGATGCCTATAATGGAGTGTTCGGCACATTCGAGGAAAAGGACATCATACACCTTTACTTGCATTCCTCAGACGGACGCAGGGGCGAAAGCGTGCTGACCCATGCAAGGCGCACGATGGATATTGCCACGGCAGGAGACGCAGAGACGGAGAACCGGTTTACCAATGGTGGAAGCGTTAGGGGCATTATCAGCAACGACAAGACTACTACGGGATTTGGCGAGTATCAGGACAAGGAACTGGAGAAGACAGCTGAAAGCGTGGATAGCCGTTTCAGCCGGGGCGAGCGCATAGTAAGTTTGCCTGGGCAGGTGGACTTCAAGCAGATTTCGCTTTCTTCCACAGACATGCAGTTTCTGGAGAGCCGAAAGTTTACGGTGCGAGAGGTATGCCGTTTCTTTGGCGTTCATCCGTCTTTCGTGTTTGATGATACGAGCAGCAACTACAAAAGTGCCGAAATGGCAAACGTGGCTTTTCTCAGCAACACGCTCAACCCGATATTGAAGCGTATAGAATGCGAACTGACACGAAAGCTGATACCGCGGTCTATGTGCTGCAAACGAAAGTTTCTGTTTGACCGACGGGGCGTTTACTCAATGGACTTGCAGTCACTCGCCGACTATCAGAAAAAGACGATCGAGAGCGGCATATACACCGTGAACGATTGGCGCAGGATGGAGAACCAACCTACCATTGACGGAGGCGATACGGTTTATCTTTCTACCAATCTTGCACCACTGGGCAGTGAAAAGCTATCGGGCGCAGCTGCAAAGGGAAATGACAACAACGATAAAAACAACGGAGAATGAAAAAGAAAAGGACAATAGCTATCGTGTCGGGGCTTCGCATTCGTGAGGCTACCGACGGAGCAGAGAGCCGCACGATTGAGGGCTATGCGCTGAAGTTCGGTGTACGTAGCCGCCTTTTGTGCGATTGGTGGAACAACTATTATGAGGTACTGGAGCCTGGGTGCGTGACACGCGAGATGCTGGATAAGCAGGACATCAAACTGACGATGTTCCACGACCGCCAGTTGGTTTTGGCACGCAGCAACAAGGGCAATGGTACTTTAAACTACGAGGTTGACAAGGTGGGCGTGAAGTTCTGGGCAGAAATGCCGCACACGGTTGACGGCGACAAGGCTTTGGAACTGGTAAGCCGTGGTGATATTGCCGGGTGCTCATTCATCTATTCCACCGATGAGGGCGACAGCGAGAACGCCGTGAGCTACGAGCGTCTGGACGAGAAAGGCGACGATGGCGAGGATATTCTTTTGCGCCACGTGAAGCGTATTGACAATGTTTACGACTTTACCATTACCACCGACCCCGCCTATGAGCAGACCGACGTAAGCAAACGTGAGGTGGAAGCGGCAGGCATCAAGTTTGAGCAGCAGCCGAAGCCCAAACAGATAGACGAGAGCAAGAAGCGTGAACGTATCAACGAGGTGCGCGAGCGTATAGCAAGTGTTGGCCGCAATCTGTAGAGGCGGCTTCTATATATGTTTTTTAGTTACTAATTTTAATCATTGACAAATGAAAAAAGGAAAGTTTAATTTTCGTGAAGCCTACGAGCGCATGGACGTAATCAAAAACCGCCTCGCAGAAATTGCGCAGGGCCTGGAGAACGACAAGGAGCGCGAAGACTTCACAGATGCGGAAAAGGGAGAGCGTAAAGCCCTTTACCGTGAAATGGACATCCTCGAAATGAAGATCAAGGCGGCTACCCCTACGTTAGAGGTTATGCGCCGTGAGGACATCGAGGAAGTAAACAAGCAGATGCGTGAGTGCGTCAAGACCGGACAGCGTTTTGAGTTGAAGATCAGCCGCGCCGTGGCTTCTGACTTCGGCGGCAACACTTCGGGTTATCTCAACCCGGGCAGTTCTACCAATCCGTCACCGGTCACCATGGGCGACATCGTAGAACCATTGTATGCAAAGACCATTCTTTCGGCAATCGGTTCGCCATTGCTCACCGGACTGAAAGGTAACTATCAGTGGCCTGTAATCGAGACATTCGCCGCTACCATCAATGATGAGGGCGTGGAACTGGGTGATACCAAAATCGAGGCAAGCAAGCTTTTGGCAAAGCCTGAGCGTATCGGCGTAGCCGTGCCTATCACACGTGAAGCACTCAACGAGACCGACGACCTTTTGCAGCTTGTATGTACCCAGTATATGCCAGTTGCGGCAGCCGCCCTTATGAACAAAATCATGTTCAGCACCGTAAAGGTGGAAAAGGCTACAAATCTTGTAGGCCCATTCGTCAACCTCAAGGCAGCTAACAAGAAGACTTATAAGGGTGAAGCACCTACCCTCGCCGAGCTTCTTGCACTCAAGGGCATTGTTTTGAGTGCCAACATCATGCCGGAGGGACTTTGCTACGTAATGACAGAGACCACAAAGGCACTTTTGGAGGGTACGCCAAAGTGGAGCGGTGCAAACCAGGCTATCGTTGATGAGAACGGCAAGATTTCGGGTGTACCGGTATTCTGTAGCTCATACGTGGCTGAGGGTTCGGTATTGTTCGGCTCATTCAAGTATGCCCCACAGGGCTTGTTTGGTGAAATGTCAATCATCATCGACCCTTATACACTCGCACGTAAGAACTCTATCGACTTCGTGCTTAATGCCGACTACGCTATTACCACATTGCGTGAGGAGGCGTTTGCCATGTTGTCAAAGGATCCAGCAGCGGCAGCAGGCGCCAAGGGTTAAGTAAGTAATCACAATTTATAAAGTTATAACGTTATGGCAGTAGTGAGTTTGGCACTTTTCAAAAAGCACGTAAGGGCTGATGATTTCGCCGATGATGACGAGTATCTGGAGCATCTATTAGATACAGCAGAAAGCGCAGTTATCACGGCGACCAATAGAACTCAAGAGGAATTGGCGCAGATGGGTAACGGACATGATGTACCTACCCCCATAAAGCACGCTATAATGATGTTGGGCGCACATTGGTACAATCAGCGTGAAAGTGTGAGTAGCGTGCAGATGCACGCCGTGCCTGATTCGCTACAAGCCTTAATTAAACCCTATCGAAAATTAGCGGAATGAGAGCAGGAGAAATGAAATATCGTTTGCAGTTGTTGAAGCCTACGGCGACAACTAACGACTACGGCGAGGAAGCGATAACCTACGAGCCTATACGTACCGTATGGGCAGAGAGGAAGAAGCAGAGCGGAAACCGTAGTGAGGAAGTGGGCGAACATTTCCCCGACTATCGAGCCGAATTTAATGTGAGGGACGCACACCCAGTTAAAGAAAATTGGAGAGTGCAGCAGTTAGGTGGCTACCTTTATACGGTGGTTGCCATCATCCCAAACATTGATAGAGGTATGAACACTTTAGTTTGTGAACGAGTAAACGAGTAATCAAGTTATGGCAAATCAATACGACGATACGCAGTTGCAGAAGTTGTTTACCGAAATGGGCGTTAAACACCGAAAGCGAGCCTTAAAAGGTGCTTTCAGGAGAGAGGCGAACCAAGTAAGGCGAACAGCTATTAACAATTTGCGCAGCTCATTACATAGTAACCGAGATTTGGAAAAAGGTATTAGGGCTATCGTATTTAAGAAAGCCGCCGGATTTCGTGTTACTATCGGCACGAAGAAAGCCAACCGAAAAACTGGAAAGGGCGAAAAAGGTATGCACATCAATCGCCAGGGACTAAAGAAACCTGTTTTGATATGGGCAGAGGGTGGAACGGAGCAACGAAAGACCAAGACCAAAACAAGGGTTTTCGTCAGAGAACGCCGAGGACACAATACCGGACGTATGAAACGATATGGCTTTATGCGCAAGACCCAAACAGATGTTAGGGACAAGGTAACGGCAGATTTGCGTAACGAGATAGTAGAAAGTGTAACTAAGACTGCAAATAAGTATGGCTGCAAATAAAACATCATTAAGCGCAGGTAGCATTATTCGTGATATGCTTTTGCAAGACCCCGAGGTAGCGAAGCATACTAAAAAGGTTTTCCCGGTTGCTACGGACACGGCGGTTTTGCCGTACATACTTTATCGTCGTGCCTCAATTGAGCAGAACCCGACAAAGGCAGGTTATCCCGGAGCCGATACCGTGACGATCGAGGTTATTTGTTATACCGAGAAGTACGGTGAGGGCGTGGAGTTAGCCGAAGCAGTAAGGGCAGCTTTGGACGGCAAGCAGGGCGAAAAGGACGGCTTAGTTATGCGCAGTTGTGTTTTGACTGAGAGCGAGGAGGGCTACGATAGTGATGCCTATGCGCAGCAGTTAGTTTTTAACATTAAAATTTAGTAAGATATGAGTTATTGCAATGGTAGTAATATGTTGCTTTATTTGGGCGAAGATGCTTTCGGGCACTGTACCACCCACACGGCAACAATGAACAGCGAGACCAAAGACCGTGCAGTTAAGCCAGCGGCAAGCAAAGCCAAGACTAACGGAATGTGGAAAGAAAAGGGCGTAACTGGTTTGTCTATTGCTATTTCAGCCGAGGGCCTTATCTATGATGGTGAGACCGAAGCAAGTTACCAAAAGATGTTGGCAGCGTGGAAGTCAGGACAGCCAGTTAAGATTAAGTGTATGCAGAGAGGTGAAAGCAAAAAGCCATATTTGGCAGGTAGCTTTATCATTTCTTCTTTGGAGCGCACCGACCCGGCGCAGGACGATAGTACTTATACTATCAATCTTGACAACAACGGTGAGCCGGACACACTCGACGAAACGGCGTTTACTGATAGTGCCGTGGCAGCATCCGAAGAACATACAGCATAACCCAGTTAATTAAGTTTATATATGAAAAAGGTTGAGATTAAAATCGATAACGAGGTTTTCCCATGCCGTCAGACAATGGGCGCAATGCTTAGATTTAAGCAGGAAACAGGGCGAGAGGTTACAGAAATCGACGCTACAAGTTTCACCGATATTTGTACGTTCCTTTGGTGTTGCATCGTTTCAGCATCCAAGGCAGACGGCAAGAAATTCAAACTTTCTTTGATGGACTTTGCCGATAACGTCAGCCCAGAAGATATGAACGAATGGGCTAAAGCTATGGGCCAGGCCAACGAGGAAGATGCCGAGACCGATGCAGACGAAAAAAAAAGTTTGCAATAAATGAAGTATTTGGCTTTGCTTTAGGTTGCATACGTCTTTCATACGATGATTTTTGTAGGCTAACGCCTGATGAATTTAACCGCGTATGCAAAGCGTACTTAGACCAAGAGCAAAGCCAATACAAAGATAATTGGGAGCGTATGCGTATGTTGGCGTGCATAACTATTCAGCCGCACGTTAAGAACAAACTAACGCCCCAGAAGCTATTACCGCTTTCGTGGGATAATCGCAGGAAGTCGAAGCAAGCAAAGACCGAACACATTACGGCCAAGGAAGCGGAAGAAAAGAGAAAACAAATTATCGCCCTATTGGGTGACAAATATTAAAGACTATGGCAGGTAAAAGTACTATATCCATAACGTTCAAATTGGACGGAGACGGTAAGGGGTTTAAAGACCTTTCGCAAAATGCGGACGGCCTTAAACAAGCCATGACCGCCGCTATTGTGGAAGCCGACAAACTTAAATCGTCGTTGATCAACTGGAGCCAAGGCGTACAGGCTTTGGGCGCAGTATCTAACGCCGTCGGTCAGCTAAATGGTACTTTGCAGGACATTACCGCCGATAGTAGAGCCTTTGGCGCAGCTATGAGAGTTGCAAATACAATGGCAGGAAAGAACGCCGAGGGCTTTGCAAAGTTAAAAAATCAGGTAGCCGAGTTAGCCAAAAACGTACCTGTCGCACGTGATGAACTTGCAAACGGCTTATATCAGGTAGTCAGTAACAGCGTACCTGAAAACAATTGGATTAATTTTCTTAATAAATCGGCTAAAGCATCCGTGGGCGGTGTCGCCGATTTGGGCGAAGTCGTAAAGGTAACATCTACTGTTATCAAAAATTACGGTTTGGCATGGGACGCAGCCGAAAGCGTGCAGGACAAAATACAGCTCACAGCCAAGAACGGCGTAACCTCATTTGAGCAGTTGGCCCAGGCACTGCCAAGAGTGACCGCCAACGCCTCAACATTGGGCGTAAGTGTCGATGAACTTTTGGCAAGTTTTGCAACGCTTACAGGTGTTAGCGGTAATACTAACGAAGTTGCAACCCAGATGGCGGCAATCTTTACCGCTTTGGTGAAGCCGTCAAGCGAGGCAACCGAAATGGCAGAAAAGATGGGTATTGAGTTCAATGCCGCATCTATCAAAGCCGCCGGAGGTTTGCGTAACTTCTTAACCCAGTTGGACGCATCCGTTAAGGAATATGCCGCCGCTAATGGTGTATTGGAGCAAGAAGTTTATGCCAAGTTGTTTGGTAGTGCCGAGAGTTTGCGAGCATTGACACCGCTTACAAATCAGTTAGCCGAGAAGTTCAGCGAGAACGTGGACGCAATGGCAAATAGTGCCGGAACCATCAACGCCGCATACAACGAAATGAGTAGTACAGGCAGCGCAACCACGCAAATGCTGAAAAACCAATTAGGCGCAATAACTGATGTAGTAGCCGGGTTTGTCGGCGGAGCGATGCCAATACTTAGTTTTACCTTACAGTTGGTTATAACCGCTATGAGTATTACAAGTTTGGTAAAGACACTTAAAGCCCTGAATATTCAACAAGCCATTTTAACGTTACGTTCAAAGGCAGGTGGTGCAGCAATGCTTTTGTTTGGGCTTAATGCAAGCCGATCGGCAGCGTTTACACGTGTCTTTAGCGCAGCTTTGAAAAGTGGTGCATATTCGGCAACCGCTTTCAAAATTGCCCTTAAAGGTTTGATGATTACCACGGTGGTAGGTGCTGCAATCGTAGCGGTAACATCTGTTATCGAATATTTCGTTAATAAGACCGATGAGGCTACCGACAAGACAAACGAGTTTAGCGAAGCCGAAGACGCTTACAAGAACGCAGCGGCAAGTACTAAGGTTGAGTTAGACAAAGAGATTAAGGCTTTGGGCGACCTCATTACCGCTAAAAAGGACACCACCGACGCAGTAAACCACCTTAATGCCGTATATGGTGATTTGTTCGGGAGCCATAAGACAGCATCCGAGTGGTACGATACATTGACACGTAAAAGCCAGATATACGTTAAGCAAATTGGCTACGAGGCACAAGCAAAGGTGTTGGCAACAAAGTTGGCTGAAAAGCAAATAGAGTTGGAAGACAATTACGCTAAACGCCGTGAACTTTGGAAAGCCGGAGGCGCACAGAAAACCACCAAGCGGACAATAACCAACCGATCAACTGGAGGTGACAGCTACGAAGTTGTTACAACGGAAGATACCAAGGAGTATGCCGATTTAAAGGACAGCGCAAGGGGGCTGATACCGGAAATCCAAAGTTTGCAAAGACAATTGGGCATAGCCCAAGCACACATGGCCGATTGTTCTAAGCAGATGGCGGCGGTTGATGCTAAGATGGGGCATAACAACAAGACCGTTAAGGTTAGTGCAATGACCTATCAGCAGGTAGCGGACGCAATCGAAAAGACAGAAAAGAAACTTAAAAATACGACTGATGGCAAGGAAATAGCCAAGCTAAAGGCGTATAATACGGAGTTACACAACCGTAAAAAGTTATTAGATAAATCGTTGGGCTTTGATACGTTCAAGGGTAATAAGAGTGGAAGCAAGAAAAATAAGCCCGTTGCAGACCCTAAGACCTACGAACAGCTAAGTACTAATATCGAGTACTACAAAAAGAAGCTCACCACGGCGAGCACCGCCGAGCAAGAAAAGATAAGGGCGAATATCCAAGCATGGGAGAAAAAGAAAGCGGCTATCGAGTTAGCCCAGAAAGCCGCCGAGCGACCAACCGAAATCAAGACGTTGCAAGACGTTGAAAAGGAATTGGACTATTTGCAGACCCTACGTAAGACCGCCAATAAGAATGATTTGGCAGGTATCGACAAACTGATAAGCAAAACCGAGTTGTTGGGCGCAGCTATGCAACGTCCGGCAAAGTTGGAGACCTTACAGGACATCGACAAGGAAATAGAGTACCAACAGAAGTTGAGGGCTACGGCATCCAAGGAAGCTATAAACGGAATTGATGCAGAAATCAGTAAGTTGGAAACTCTAAAGAACTATATCGAAAACGCCACGGTGATAGATACACCCGACAGCGCATTGAAGACGTATGAGCAGCTTAATATTAAGTTGGCATACTATAACGAGTTGTTGGAGAAAGCCACCGAGGAACAACGCCCAAAGATACAAAAGCACATTAACGATATTGAGGGTATTAAGAAAGCATGGGACGATAGTTTAGCCGCTTTAAATAAGCCGGGAGACATTACCCAACTTGATACCATCGAGAAGTTAGATGAGGCAGTAAGGTATTATCAGGAGCAGCAGAGCAAGCAGAGTGCCGACGAAATCCAAAACACGCAAAGAACGATCGACGCTTTGGAAGCGAAGCGAAAGGCGATGCAAAGAGGTATCGAAATACCATCAATGCAAAAAGAGATAGCCGAGATTAACGAACTTTCTAACCGAGAGTTTAAGATCAAGGTTAAGGGTATTGGCTTTGATGCACTAACCGATAAAATCCGGAAACTGCAAAAGCAGCTCAACGATACCAACAATCCGGTAACGGACGGACAGCGCAAGGACATCGAGGAAATGATTAGCACCTACGAACAATGGCGCAAATCTTCTATTTCTTCTTTTGACACCGTAAAGTCTGGTTGGGACGGCATCAAGGGTATTGGCGACAGCATCAACAGCATAACCGACGCTTTGGACGGAAACGGCAACGCATGGCAGAAAGTAACCGCTATCGTGGACGGCTTTATACAACTGTATGAGAGTATCAGCGCAATAGTAGGTATTATTGATATGCTAACGACCGCCTCAACCGCCCATGCCGCCGCAAAGACTGGAGAGGCAGCAGCCACAACCGCTACGGCAACCGCCCAGGGAGTTGAGACAACAGCGCAGACGGCGGCAGCGGCGGCGATGATTCCGGTTATTGCCGCTAACAAATTGGCGACCGCCTCATACATGGAGTTAGCCGCAGCAATGTTTTTTGCCGCTCATGCGTCAATACCATTTGTCGGCTTTGGCATAGCATCCGGTTTTGTGAGTGCAGCAACGGCGATGGTGGAAGCTATCGGAGTGATGCCGTTTGCAAAAGGTGGTGTAGTGTCGGGGCCTACGTTGGCTTTAGTTGGCGAGTATGCCGGAGCAAGTAACAACCCGGAAGTTATCGCCCCACTTGATAAGCTACGTAGCATGATACAGCCGCAGGGCGGTATCGGTGGTAATGTTCGCTTTGAAATCGAGGGCAGAAAGTTAGTTGGGGTAATATCCAATACAACGAGAGTAGCCGCCAAGAGCGGCAGAAAGTCAAACTTTTAATTATTAGTTAATATGTATATACACGGCAGTTTTCTAAGTCAGCAGAGCGATACGATAACGGTACACATCGTTACCGGGAACGATCGCACGCAGACTATTGAAATAGGTACAGAAAAGGCAGATGTATATTTTAGCGAGGATCCGGCAGAAATCGAGAATGAGGTAAACGACACTTTCGATGTGCTTTTGAGAAATTCGGCTAAAATAAGATTGCTTTGCGGCAACCTGATTAAAGACCTTTTTAGTACCTCATGCCGTGATGCAGTCGTAAACATCTATAAAAACGATACGTGTATCTTTGCCGGGTTCATTGAGCCACAAACTTTGTCACAGCCATATAACGACAGATGGGACGAACTGGAATTAAATTGCATTGATGCGCTTAGTGCTTTGCAGTATAGCAAGTATAAGAATGTGGGCGCATTGGGCGTTATCTATGCTTTCGTCAAGGCAGAGGCAGCGCAGCGTAGTTTTTACGATATTGCCACCGAGATACTGCAAGGTGTTACCGGGGGCCTGGATATATTGAGCAACCAAAATATTAAATTCTGGTATGAGGGCAGCAAGGCAGTTGATGCACAGACCGCAAACCGCTATCAGGTATTTAAGCAGCTTTCAATATCTGATTTGTTGTTTTTGGGCGATGATGAGAGCGACGTTTGGCAGCAAGACGAAGTGTTGGAGGAACTTTTGAAGTACCTTAACTTACATATCGTGCAGGACGGCTTTAACTTCTATATCTTTTCGTGGGAATCCGTCAAGGCGACACCCGATAAGATTATTTGGCATGACATCGTAGCCAACAGCACCAAGACAACGGCGCAGCAAGCCGTAACAATCGCTTTGGCTAACGTAGCCGATTGCGATACTACGATAAGCATAGGCGACGTATATAACCAACTTCTATTAACCGCCAAGGTGGAAGACATCGAAAGCGTGATAGAAAGCCCATTGGACGATGATTTGTTGGTTAGCCCATACATTAATAAGCAAAAGTACCTCACCGAGTATTCGAGCGACGGAGAGGGAAAGACCGCATATTATGCAATGAAAGCGATGGTGAATGGCGAACACACCAACTATGGTGGAGGGGCTATTACCGATTGGTATGTGCAGGTAATGCGTAATAAGCAGTGGACGTTTCCGATGAAAGGCAACACAGATATAGACATCGTGGACTATTTCGGCAGCGAGGGAACAAACCAACACGCTTTGCCTGATTGGTTAGGGCAAGCACCGGGGGCGGCTATCATGGCTTTGGGTAGCGTTAAAATCAATACCGCCAATGACGATAATAGCCCGACATCTAAAGTAAACATGACTAACTACCTGGTAGTGTCGGTTAATGGCAATGGCATAGATAATGACGAAAACAAGACCTACCCGAGTGTGGCAGATATACAGAAAAATATACCGTATGCCGTCTATACTGGTAATAAGGCAGGGGGCGTTTTTTCGCCGTCAGACGAGGAAACCACCAACTATATTGTATTGTCGGGTAAGGTTATCTTAAACCCAATAATGGCGGTTACTGGTAACTTTTCGGCTATGCGTAAGAAAATGGGAGATAGACCGCCGTACCAAGGTAGCGGAGGAGGTGGAGGGACAACACCACCGCCGATGTATTTTTGGCATCAGACCGTACCGAGCCGTAACAATGGTGATGGCAGGTATTACACCCGGCAGTATTGGCAAGCAGAGACACCGGACAAAGAAGTATCATGGCATGAGGGCGCAGATAGCGGATTTTATCCATATACCGGGGAAGGCCCAGAGGAATACGAATTTAAGTACAGCGCAGTAGGCGACAGTACCGACACAATCAGTAAGGTAGCCGTATTAGCCTGTATGTTGGTTATCGGCGACAAATGCGTAGTGGAGACCGGAACCGATGGGCAGACTACCGATTTTGTTTGGCAGAAATACAAGGAACGGAGCGAGTGCCAAAGCGATGATGAATATTATCAGCAATGCTTTACTATTGGCTTTGACCCTAAGATAGGCGATAAGTTGGTAGGCACAGAGTTCAGCATCCAAAACAACATCGACTATAAGATGGGTATTGATGCGGAGGGTATAGCAATACCGATTACCAAGGGCGACAAGATAAGTGGGCAGGTTAGGTTTATGATATTAGGCCCTGTTAATGCTACATGGGACGTTATCACACGTCGTCACCCTACCTTTTTCAGGCATACGAAGTGGAGCAGCTCATCAGTACCGCTTTTAGCCCATGTTAGTAGCATCCTGATTAAGTCGTTTGAGGTTAAAGTTTATAGCGATAATGGACTAATCAGCAATGGCAATGATGATAACGATATTATCTATATGAGCGACACCAAAGAAACCTTTGTGAACAAAAAGGACGATTTGGAGTTTAAGATAAATTCGGCATTGACCGCCACAGAGTGCGCCCAGTTGGGAGTTAGCAATACGGTGAAGTTATCCACACCGTTGAATATATCAACCGGGGACGGAGTGTTAGAGGTGTACGACCGAAACGGCAACGTTAAGGCAAAGCCCGAACAAATCTACGTAGATAGTTATTATACTGAATACCATAGGCCACGTATCGTGATGGAACAGAAACTAAGAGACATTGATAATGTTGTCAGTCTGTTTAACCATTACCGCCACGAGGCTTTAGACAAAGAATTTTTCGTGCAGGGCATCGGCAGAAACCTTATTGAGGGACGTGCCGACCTCACATTAAAGGAGATTGGCGCATGATCGAAGTTAAGCAGATAGCAAAACCCAGGAACAGCGGCAGCGGTGGGGCATCCACCGGAGGCGGCAGCTATGGAAGTATCGGCAAAATGACCGAGGAAGCCAAGCACGCAGCCAAAGCCGATATAGCGACACACGCAGAGCAAGCCGAGTATGCAAACCGTGCCGGATATGCGAGCCGTGCCGCCTATTCCGATTTAGCCGGAGACGTTGCAGAGGATAGCCCGATTAACGACCGCTTTTTGTCGAAGATTACCGCCGACATAGCGCAAGGGCACATTACTTTTCAGCAGGGTTTAACGGCTATCGGTTTGGCAATATTCAAGGACGGCGCACACTTTGGCGAGTTCGTCAAATCCCTGTATGCAGGTAAGGGCGCAGGTATTGACGCACAAGGTAACGCCGAGGTGGAAAGCCTAAGAGTGCGAAGTTACTTCGAGTGTTTGGAATTGATAGTAAACCGATTGTCAGCAATCGAGGGTGACCAACTTCTAACAGAAGCGGACACAATCGAAAGCGTGGACGATTTGGGCGATGGTTGTTTTGGTTTGCACCTGAGAAGCAAATGGGACGGATATTTTACCGCCCAAGCCGAAAACAATGTGCTTAAAGGTATCATCAATACTTTGGCGCAAGGAAGCGGAAAGTATTACACAGCATGGTTTAGAGTTAATAGCGTTAATACCGCTAACAACTACATAGAGGTGACGCAGTACCCGGACACCGAAGTACCAAGCGGCAAGAATTACCCACCATGCGAAATGATGAAGATTGCACGATGGGGAAACCAAACGGACACGAAACGGCAAGATTGTTTGTACCTATCAAGCACAGAGGGGCGAATCGCCAAGCTAAAGGGAGTGACTAAGCCGATTTTGGATAACGCCAACTATGGTGCAGCTTTCGGAAGTTTGCCCGAATTTGTGTACGAGTTATTGGACGATAACGGCAACCCATTACCAATACGTGACGGTTTGGACTATATGTATATACCGGGTATCGTCACAATGGATATTATCAGGCTTAACAAGTGGACTGGTAAGCCGTTGGTTACGTATGTGGATCGTGGGGTGTGGATGCAAAGCGGTAAGTACTATTGTGATGCCATCAACCCGGACACCGGAGAGTATGAGACATCAGACGTTTGGTTTAATGGCTGCAAGTACAGATGTTGCAAGAACCTCACAGCGACCGCCCCGGCATGGAACAATACCGATTGGGCGATGATCGAGGGAAACCCAGACTTTGCCGTAGATTTCCAAGAGCCTGAAAGTATCTTAGACCCGGACAAAATAGACCTCACGCTAACCATCGTGGCGACCCTGTATAATATGAATATCACAGACGATATTTTGGACGCAGACGTAATGTGGACGAGATACAGCGAGGACGCAGAGGGAAACGAGAGAACGGCAAGCGACAATGTTTGGAGTTTGCGCCACGCCAATACCGGAAAGTCTTTGCACCTCACAGCCGAGGACATGGATTTTAACGGCTATATGCCTAAAGTTATACGCTTTACGGCTACCGTTACTTTACGTGACGGCATGGGCAACGAAGCAGCAACGGCGGCAGTCAGTTACGAGTATTAATTTAAACATAGCGCAGTTATGAAGACAAAAAGATTTGATTTCAACTTTAAGCCACTGCAAATTAATGTTAGCATGGTGGTTGAGGGCGGCGTATCGGATAGTCAGAACTACGACGCAGACACCGACACATATACGCCAGATTATACCATAGACGCATCTAACTTGATAGTGCAGCCGAATATCGGCAGACTTGACAAAGACGAGGTTTTAACGCCGGGCTTGATTAATCAAGACCTCACTAACGTAGTCTGGTATGAGGTGAACAAAGGGGCAGCCGACACCCTGATAGATAGCACTAACCCGGACTTTGAGATAGTCAGCAAGGGTGCAAAAGCAGGACGTATTAGGATCAAGAAGAACGCCCAACCGCAGATACCTATGAATCTACGATTTGAAGCGGACTACAAAGACCCACGTACTAATCAGGTACACCACATCATCAAGCCGTACCAAGTACAGTGCAAGAACGCCACAACATATACGCCACTTCTGGTATTGGATGCCGCCGCCCAAACTATCTACAACCCATTGAGCGACCCGGACACCCAAACAGTACACGCATCATTGAGATTGGGTGTTAATGAGTGCCCGGAGAATAAGCGTTTGTTTGTGTGGGAGGTAATGAGAGAAGACGGAACATTTACCGCCGTAGGCAGTGACACCACGTTAGACTATGACGTAGTGGTAGCAGAAGACGGAAACAGTTGTACCGTTAATCGTAGCCTCATGGGTACAGAGCTTTATTTGCGATGCCGGGCGAAGTATAGCCCGGACGGAAACCCAAGCAGCGTAACACTATCGGACAACGCCCCTACTAAGTTAGTGGCATTTATTCGTAGAATCCCAAAATTTGAGTACGACATCGGCGAACTACCTACCAACCTACCAAGCGGTTTGTTAGAGATTGCGCCAACGGCGAAGATTTGGAACACTAACGGCATGATCGACAACCCGGAACGTGAGTTATTGCCGCTTTGGTATGTTGCGACAAACGCCCAGTCAGGAACGCTTAACTATTCGCTCATAGCGCATGGTATGACACCGACGCTTTCAACCGATAAGGTTAGCCAGACGTTAGGCGGCGTTTATGGTTTGGACGTTAAGGACGTTGGCCCGGCGTGCGCATGGGAAGACAGCGACGGCGCAGTATTCGTTGATGCAGACGATAACGTAATATTAATCAAATAACAATTTAATCAATATAAGATTATGGCAAGATACATTAAAGCAAATCCATTGGTTGCACGATACTTGCAACTGGAGAATGACCGTAACATGGTGAGTGATGGCAACTATCTTTTTTGGCAAAATGATATGTTGAAGTTTGGCCCACTAACCCAACTTAACGACATATTGGTTAAGATTGGAGGTATTGCACTTATGCCACATGAGGCGAGAAGTGAGCAGGACGGTACTATTTGCCGACCTTTGCCAATGGCGACCGATGCACGTTTTCAGCAGCCTATTAAGGCTAACGTTAATGATGCTATCGTAGGCGACAACACCAACACCGAGCAGGGCGCAGATGGCGAGGGCGAGAACACAGAGAGCACCGACAATGGCGGCAACAGCAACGAGGGCCAGGCCAACGAGGAAAATGCGGAGGACGACCAACAGCCGGAAGCGTCAGAGAGTGAGAAAACAGAAAGTAAAACCAAAAAGTAAGGAACTATGAGCAAAGCGAGTACAACCCGAACGATTAAGTTTATTGCGAAAGCAGGAACTTATACGGCATTGATCATGTGTCCAGATGGTGACATCTACCAAGAATGGGAGGGCACGGAATCCGACGTTACTAAGGTGTTCCCTAACTTTGAACAGACAAAGCCGAAACTTAACTTTGTCTGCATGAGTAGCCGAGTAGCCGAGGGAGTGGCAACGCCTGATAGTATGCAGTACTTTTTTAATGGTACAAAAATCGAGTTTAACGGCGATACGTCAAGCGGCATTTTTGCAGGCTACTTTAAGAAGTTTGCGCCAAGCGGCGACAACATCTACTATGGTTTGCAGATTGTTAAGAATTTGGTAGAAATCGCAGGTTTTGCCCCGGTAACTATCAAAATGGTGGCAGCTATAAGTTATGGCACGCAAAGCGATAATATCCAAGCTACCTATACAATCCCAGTGCAGAAAGCAACAGGTACAAGTTATCGTGTTACCATCGTCGCAGGAGATAACAAGGGCTTTGTTATTACCGACAAGGGCGGCAGTTGCGTTTTAAAGGCGATGGCATACCAGAACTACGAGGAAATCACCAAAGATTTAACCTACGTGTGGGAGAAGATGGGGGCCAGTGGTTGGGAGGTAATCAACGGACAGACCGCCCAGACGCTTACAGTGTCAGGCAGCAGTATAGACACATACGGCGAGTATCGAGTAACTGTTAATCGTAGCGGCATTGAAATCGGTAAGGACATACAGGGCGTTATGGACGCATCCGACCCCTACGACATCGACGCACGCCCAACACCAGAAGACGAAGCGATAAGCGAAGATGAGAGCGGCAACGGCAAAGTAACCTACACGCCGTGGATCGTCAAGCGTGGAACTAACACGCAAGCAATCAAAAACGCTAAGTTTTTCTTTGTCGTGAAAGATGCAGCAGGTGTTTATCTGAATAGCGACAGCGAGCGAAAAACGGCGGTTGCAAGCTATGCCGTAACACGTGCAATGTGTTTGCAGAGCGGTGGAGACATCAGCGTAACGATAACATCAGAAAGTTAAGCCTATGGGTGTGTCAATAACAAGAATAGTTAAGTTTATACGCAAGGGAAAGGGCGTAATTGTCGCCCAATCCCGAAACGTATATAACTATACCTACAAGGAGTGGACGCAGTTCTACGGACTTAGTGGGCGGTCAGTCAATTGGGACGGAATCATAAATGTATCTGATTTTTCCGTGGGCGACACGATGGTTATTAATGGCACGGTATCGGACAAAAAAAGTATTACCATCAGTCTTTACGCTAAAGTAACGGCTATCGACACAAACCGGGCTATAATAACGGCTCAATCACTATACTACATTGCAAGTGGTGAGAATGGAGAAGACGGAAACGATGGCGTAGATGCAATAACCATTGACATTACGCCGCCGATCATTTTACACAAAAAGACGGCCACCAATACCTCATACGCAGTTAACATTAAAGTATTTGAGGGTACAAAGCAACTGATAAGTAGTAACGGCAGCGGGAGCAGCTTTAAGTGTAACGTGGATACATCTAATTTTCCGACGGGCTTAAAAGGTAACACAGTAGCAGGCACAAATGTTTATACGCTTATTTTGGTGGTAGAAGCAAATTCCAATCCAAGCAAAGATATAGCAATATCTATTGTTTGCCGGGGCGTGACGCATAAACGCACCGTGTCATTTAAGACTGTAGCCGATGGGCAACCCGGAGCTAAAGGCGACAGAGGCCCGGCACTACGAGGCCCACAAGCGTGGAGCGATTGCGCCGTAGGCTATATGTTTCAGTCGGGAGTAAGTGGCGAGGAATACAAGGACGTAGTTTTGTACGGCGGCAACTATTATTCGTGCATCAAATCGCACACCAAGACTGCAAGCAACAACCCAGGAAGTGCAACCGATACCAATAGCGGACTTTGGAAGTTAGCCGACAAATTTGAAATGGTGGCTACAAAGATACTGTTAGCGCAGTATGCTTTAGTCAAAAATTTAGGCGTTGAGGCTATCGACATGAAAGACGCTAACGGTAACATCATCTTTCAGGCGAAAGACGGCAACGTTACTTGCAATAGCGGTACGTTCACAAATGGCACGTTCACAAATGTAAAAGTTATCGGCTCAATACGAAATCCGTTCAATTTGGCTAATGATAGCTTTGATGTTGATTACAGCGATAATGTGGCTATGCTTAGTAGCGGCGGCGGTTGGTTAGATGCCTATTCTATGCCGTGGGACGTAAGCCAGAATGGAAGACGACTAACCATTGTAAACTACAAATGGGGCAGTACAATGGCGCAAGGTCAAGCCGCTATTAGTGCGCCAAATGGCAAATACTTCTTTGAGGATGGAATCCAAAAAAGCAAGTTAAAAGTTAGCCGTGAAATTGTGGAAATGATAGGCTACGGCACTACTACGGAGTTCTACGGTTGGATTGTGCTAAATCGCATTGACTTAATGACAAGTCAAAAGTATGGGCATTGCTTAAAGGCTTTGGCGTTTGGCACGGTATCGGGCGGAAACAGTAGTAGCAGCACATCAATAACAAGCAATACGTTTGATGGCAGCAAACTAACGGTGTCCCGACAATCTGAAGGACTTTACCGGGTATTTTTTCCGAGTACGTGGTTTACCTATACAAGTAATTGCCGTGTAATATTAACCGGACGAGGTGTATGCTATGGTGCGAGTAGCCCAGTAAAAGCCACTATGCACTCATTGGGTAACGGTTACTTTGATGTAGTCGTATCAGACGATGCAAGCCGAAACGATGGCAGCTTTGATTTTATAATTTATAATGGGTCAGATTTTGACATATTAAAATAGTAGTAATTATGGCAGTAAAGAAAGTTAAAAGATTGAATGGTCAGGCAACAGTAACGACCATCAACACCGATCAGAAATTTCCGGTAACGGACGCAAACGGAAAGGTTACGCTTATCTCATTGGCGAACCTCAAAACCGCTTTGTTGGCAGGTATGAACCTTAACGGCTTATACGATGGTATCTTTATCATGTATCACCGTAAGAGCGATGATTACCCACTCATGGTTAAGCCTCATAAGTGGACATCGTTACAGAACAGCGGTGAAATTGCCGACGGCGTAGTGGTAGTTGAGGGCGGCAAAATCTTAGTCGTAGCCCCTACCGAATCAACTTCTAAGCTAACGTGGAGTAGCGCAGCTATCAGCGGAGGCGGTACGACAACAACCGATCGTGTAACAGCGATGAACGATTGGAACGGTAAGGCGAACACGGCGGCTACAATCAAGGCAAGCAAAGCCGATGCAATCACCAATACGGCGCAGTATGCACCGGGCTACTGCAATCTGTATAGCCGTGCAAACGCTAACGGCAAGGGTTTGACAGCAGGTAAATGGTGGTTGCCATCGTTGGGCGAAATGTTTATGATTTATGCCAACATGACAAAAATCAATTATGCTTTGTCCCTGATTACCGGAGCCACCCAGTTAGTCGAAGATTGGTATTGGACTTCTACCGAGTTCAGTGCTACCGGCGCATGGTATCTGCGCCTCAACGACGGTAGTGCGTACGGTTGGATCACTAAGGCCAGCAGCACGGGCAGAGTTAGGGCAGTGTCAGCATTTATTAGTTAGTTCTTAATTTCTTAGTCTTTAACCTTTAGGTACGGCGAAAGCCGTACCATTATAAGGCAATTTATAAAAACAAGCAATGGCGGTAAAATTAGTTTCAAGTACAAAGATTTATTTAGATGCACGAAAGTTGTTAGACATTATTTTGGATATAGTACCCAATTTCCCACGTGCCTACAAATTCACCATCGGGGCAAAGCTGCAAGAAATTGGCGTTAATCTGATGCAGGAGATAGCGGCGGCGTACATCAATAAGGACAAAGCCGAGACAGTAAAGCACCTAACCGAGTTTCAGGCAGAGTTTGAGACAATGAAAACGCTAATGAGAATTGCCGGAGAAAGGGAGTGGATAAAAGGCAGAGGAAAGTTTGCAAATATTATCGAGTTAATGGACGAAATAGGTAAACAATCGTCAGCGTGGAAAAACAAAGTAGTTAATACACTTTGTAGCCAGAATCGGAATGTTACGACAGACCGAGAGCGCAGTTTTCCGTAATAAATGGGGCTTATGCCGTCATTTACGGCTAAGAACAAGATAATAGACCACAGATTGCGGCCAACCGAGAACAGTGCTACCAACGCATGGAATCTGAACCTCAACGACGGTAATACGAACAATTGGAACACTAAGGCCAGCAACACGAACAGAGTTAGGGCAGTGTCAGCACTATTTACAGAGAACAGAAACGTGACAAATGATAATATACAATGGTAACGACAGAGTGGCTTTTAGATGCTTACTTTGATTGCCGTCATAGCAAGAGACGAACAGCAAGCGCAGTTGTTTACGAAATGGACTACGAAAGCCGTTTAATCGCTTTGCGTGATAGAATCAATAACCGAACATACCAACCGGGTAAGTCTATTTGCTTTGTCGTAACACGCCCAAGATACAGAGAGGTATTTGCAGCATCCTTTGAGGATAGAATCGTACACCACTACATAGCTTTGCGCCTAACGCCACTATTTGAAGAAATCTTTAGTGAGCGTACATTTAATTGCAGGAAAGGCAAAGGGCAGCTATATGGTATTAATACGCTGAAAGAAGATATAAGGCAGTGCAGCAATAATTATACGGAAGATTGCCACATTATGAAACTTGACTTAAAAGGTTTCTTTATGAGCATCGACAAAAAGTTATTGGCCGAAATGGTAGATCGCTTTATAGTCAGGTACTACAAGGGCGAAGACATAGACGATTTGCGCTACCTTTGCCGTGTCGTTATTTTACACAGTCCTGAAAAGAATTGTGAACGGCATAGCCCTTTGAGCTATTGGGAGAAGTTGGATAAGAACAAATCACTATTTACAAATGGTGAGGGCAAGGGCGTAGCCATCGGCAACCTGTTTGCCCAGATATTCGCAAACTTCTTACTTAATACGCTTGATTGGTATATCGAGAATGAGGGTATAAAACATCATGGCAGGTATGTGGACGACTTCTATTGCATCCATAAGGACAAAGAAAAGCTATTGGCGTTAATGCCTAAGATACGTGAGCTATTAGCCAAGTTAGGTTTACGACTGAATGAGAAGAAGTTTTATTTGCAACATTACAGCAAAGGCGTGGAGTTTACCGGGTCAATAGTCAAACCCGGACGTGTCTATACCTGTAACAGAACAATAACAAACTTTGTCGCAGCGGTCAGACGGCTAAACAAGGCTAACAACGAGCGTCAGGTATTACACGCAGTATGTAGTATCAACTCATATTTAGGTTTGCTACGGCATACCAACGAATATGCTATGCGCCGTAAAGTGCTTAACATGATCGAGCCACACGTATTTAAAGAATATGTGTTCATCAAAGGGCACTACGAGGTATTGGCAATTAAGAACAAACATAAATTGAGGTATCAAACAATGCAGAGAATTAGAAATGGCGACTACTGATAAAGCACCCATTACCCTATCATCTGATAGGTTGGATATGGACTTATTTAGATTGCTACTTACAAGGTATGTAGTAGTAACAGAGCAGCGAGACGGAAAAGTGATTTATGAACTTAACAGCATCGAGCACCATGCAGATAATTGAAATAGTAGTATCGGTTATTACCGCTTTGGGCGGTTGGGAAATGATTAAATATGTGATGAATCGAAAGACCAACCGCCGAAAGGAGGAAGCCGAGGCCGACAACGTAGAATTTAATGTTTTGCGTGAGGCTATGGACTTTTTGCAAACTCAACTCAAAGATAAAGAGCAACGATTTGCAGAGCAAACCGATTTAGTGAGAAAGCAGAATTTAGATATTTTGCAGCTCAACAAGGAAAAGGCGCAGTTAGAATTAGACCTACAACGCTATAAGTGTGTAATTAAGGGTTGCACTAAACGTGACCCACAAAATGGTTATTAATATGAGAAAGATTAATGAGATTATCGTACATTGTACGGCAACCGCCGAGGGCAAGAACTTTAAGGCGGCAGACATCGACCGTTGGCACAAGGCTAAAGGTTGGAATGGAATTGGCTACCATCATGTAGTAGATTTGGACGGTACGGTAGAACCAGGCCGACCAGAAAGCGAGGTTGGAGCACATTGCCTGAAGCACAACACAAATAGTATTGGTGTTGTGTATGTGGGTGGTTTGGCATCCGATGGTAAAACACCAAAGGACACCCGAACACCACAGCAAAAGGCGGCTTTGGTAAAGTTGCTTACAGAGTTAAAGCACCGTTACCCTAATGCCACGATCCACGGACACCGAGACTTTGCAGCCAAGGCGTGCCCATCGTTCGACGCTACAAAAGAGTACAAAGACATTAAGTAATAAGCCAATGAAGAAGTTTATAACTATCTGTATGTGCCTGTTAGCCCTGTTTGGGCTGATAGGCTGCAAGACAACAAAAAAGGCGGTATCGGAATCATCCACAACTACGAGAGAGGAAACCGACACCACCAAGTTTGCAACCGATAGCATCCACGTAGGTACTATCAAAACCGACAACCGGACCACGCTAACGTATTTTAGCGATTGGGGGTATATCGAGTTTGCCAATAATGGCGGTACGCTCACGATTGACACTTTGGGCAACCTGAAAGCCGATGGCGTTAAGTCATACCAACACGGCAAGAAAGCCACCCAGAAGAAAGCCGAGAATATCACCCAGAGCAAGGACAGCACCGACACCCATAAGCTGCAAGCAAATGGGGTGCAGAGCCGAGACAAGCAACAAGCAAACAGAGAGCCACAGAAACAAGGCGTGAAAGCCTTAAAATGGTATCAGCGTACAATTTACCATATTGGCTTTTTATGTTGCGTAGCAGCGATTATTTACACTATATTCTTATATCTGCGAAGAAAAAAATAAAATCTGTTTTCTGAATAGTGCAAGCCCGGAGCCAACCGAGAGGTTAGCCCGGGCGATTTGCTTTACCCAATACATAGTCTATAACTTTGCGGTTTGCGGCATCCACTTTATCTCTATTGTACTTTATATACACACCTGTAACCTTTGCGCCGTGGGAGTGCCCCAAAGCCTCACTAATAGTGTCTTTAGGTATATCCAAGTCGGCGGCATACGTAGCCCAGGAATAACGTGCCCAGTACAAAGATAGCCCCTTTTCTAAAGGTTGCATTACTTTTCGGTTATTTCCGGTAAAAACAAAATTACCGTTATCATCCAACCGGGCAGGGCCTATTTTAGCCAGAGCGTTATTAACGCTACCCTGTAAGGCTTTATAGTCTTTGTACCTATCAAAGCAGCGTATAAGGTGCTTTTTGCCCTTATAGCGGTTTATTATCTCCATTGCTTCCGGCTCAATCTTAATGCTATATAGCTTATTTGTTTTGTGTCGGCGGTATTCCAAGCGACCATTAACGATGCTATCTAACGTGCAGTCGGCAAGATCAACCGTATTAATGCCTATCAAGTAAAAGGTAAGCATGAACAAATCCCGATATTCAGGATAAAGCCCCTGTAATGGTAAGTCTAATAGTTGCCTCATTTTCTCTATTGGCAAATCCCTCATACGAGTATCTTCTATCTTAATATGGTAGTGCCTGAAAGGGTCATTAGTCGTTATATCGTGGTCTATTGCCCAGTTAAACGCACGCTTAATAGCTTTCATATACGCCGCTTTCGTATTAATGGATAGCCCAGACATCGACATATAGAAATCATCTAACCACGTAGTCGTGATTTGTTCAAAGTGCAGCTTTGCCGGATCATAGCCAAATGCCTGTATCTTTAACGATGCACTTTTGGTTATTCCCTTAGTGCGATCGGCACGCCCCTCACACATAGACGAAAATACGTCACTAAGTGTAGGTACATCAATGGTGGGCTTTTCCAATTCCAAGTCGGTAAGCATCTGTTTGATTTGCCTACGTGATAATTTCGGCCATTGCCCAGTCTCTTTTAATTCCATGATGCGGTTAGTAACCATTGCGAGCATAGAAACGAGGGCGGCGTTAATGCGCCGTGCCCCTTTGCCTATGTATTGTTGTGTCCGGGCATCCCACTCACCGACCGAGGCATAGACACCAGTACCAAGATAGATGTTAGTGCCATGCCCTACTATAATCTGGATTGGGTACGTACCATCTTTTAACGCCCTACGAACATCTAAGCGAAAACGAGATTTTGCCATAAGCCAGATTTAAAAATTTGCTGAAAATTTGCTGATTTTTGCGCCCAAACCTACCAAGACACACCACATTTCACCCATTTTTAGGGGTTTGGCGCAGTAGAAAAGCCCCATTTTAGGGCTGATTATCAGGTGTTTGGCTATTAGAGCCGTGACACCTGTTAATAATCCCATTTTCTTGTTTATTTAAAAAAAA